AATCTTAATTTTAAGGAAACTTTTTTATGGCAACACTTTCGACAACAAATTTAACTCTCGCTGACTGGGCGAAACGAACTGATCCAAACGGATCTGTTCCAGTCGTGGCTGAACTCCTCTCGCAATCAAATGAAATTCTTCAGGACGCAGTTTTTAAGGAAGGCAATTTGCCGACTGGCGAACGCGTTGTAATCCGAACAGGATTGCCAACCGTGTACTGGAGAGCATTGAATCAAGGGATTCCAAGTAGCAAGTCAACGACTGCACAAGTTGACGAAGCATGTGGAATGCTTGAAGCCCGTTCAGAAGTGGACAAGGATCTTGCAATGCTCAATGGCAATACGGCTCAGTTCCGTTTGTCCGAAGACACTGCATTCTTGGAAGCAATGAACCAAACACAGGCAACGACAATGTTCTACGGCAACCCTGCCACGGAACCAAAGTCGTTCCTTGGATTGGCTGGTCGATATTCAAGTTTGTCGGGCGGAAACGCAACAAATGTTATTACCGCTGGTGGTAGTGGCTCTGACAACACTTCGGTGTTCTTGGTTTGCTGGGGCGACAATACCGTGTATTGCCCATTCCCTAAGGGGTCAAAGGCTGGTTTGATCCATGAGGATCTTGGCGAACAAACCGTGTTTAACAGTGACAGCCGTATGCAAGCGTATGCGACTCGTTACCAATGGAAGAACGGTCTTGTTGTTAAGGACTGGCGCTATGTTGTTCGTATTCCAAACATTGATGTCAGTGATTTGATTGCTCAAAGTGGTACTCAGGCTTCAACGGCTGCTACGAACATCATCAAGTTGATGGCAAGAGCAATCTACCGCATTCCAAACATGTCAATGGGTCGATGTACATTCTACATGAACCGCACTGTTCACAGTGGTATGGCTTTGGCTGCGTTGGACAAGAGTAGTGCCGTGTTGAAAATCAACGAAGGTCTCACTCAGTTTGGTCAACCACACAGTTGGTTGACATTCCTTGGCGTTGCACTTCGCAAGGTTGATTCTTTGCTCAACACTGAAGCCGTTTTCTCATAATTCAAATTTCACAAAAGGAAAAAACATAAAATGATTACTGATAATTTTCTAAGACTTTCTGGTTCACTTACGGCTGGTTCTGCAACTGGTCAAGCCGTCACTGCCACAGCAAATTCAACCAATGTCGTTGATCTCTCGCTTGCGCGAGATGTTGGCGAAGGCGAAGATTTGTATGTGCAGTTTACTGTTGGAACTGCGTTTACCGCAGCAGGTTCGGCTACTTTGACTCCAACAATTGTTGTTTCTGCTGCTGATAGTCTCACAACGCCAACCACAATTGCCACGGCTGGTACTATTGCTGTTGCAACTTTGGTTGCTGGATACTCATTTGCAGTTCGTTTGAATCCACAAATTGCTTCGCTTGGATTGCGTTATCTGGGAGCAATTTATACTGTTGCTACTGGTCCAATGACTGCTGGAACAATCACAGCAGATATTGTTACTGACATTCAAGACGGCAAGAAGTTCTACGCGTCTGGTTTTACTGTTCTTTAATTTAAGGAGATTTAATGTCAAAGGTAAAAGCAAAAGTCACATGTTTCATTGACAACTCACTTCGCAATGAAGGAGATGAATTTGAATACAACGGTCCAAAAAACACGAATGTCGAAATTCTCGACGGGACTGATTTTGAAAAGACCGAAGTTAAAGTAGAGGACACTCAAGTTGCAAAACAAAAGTGGACTCCAAAAAACAAGACTGTTGCTTCTCAGGCTGACTAATCTCGTTTGTAAAGATTCATACGAGCGAGGGGAGTCGATGAGAAATCACGGCTCCTCTCGTTTTCATAAGGAGGTTCGATGGCTAGCGTTGTAGATATTTGTAACCTTGCGTTGGCTCATATTGGTGACGATGCAACGGTTTCGAGCATTGATCCTCCTGAAGGTTCCGCACAGGCTGAGCATTGCAAGCGTTTCTATGCAATTGCGAGAGACACGATGCTTCAAATGCACAATTGGGGCTTTGCTTCAAAGCGCATTTTGTTGGCTCAAGTTACGAACCCAATAACCGAATGGCTGTATGCATACGCTGCTCCTTCGGATATGTCTGTTGCAGTTTCAATTCTTGCTTCAGATGCTGGTGATGATTACTCCGCTCGTTTCGTTCCCACCGACACACCATTCTTTCCGCCAGTTGTTGCGGCTGGTCAGTACACACCTCAGCCATATTCAATTGAGGTTGACACTCTTGGCAACAAAGTCATTTACACAAATCAAGAAACTGCGGTACTTCGGTATCAGGCTTTAATTACAGATCCAACAAAGTTTGATGCGTTGTTTGTTCTGTCTTTGAGTTGGCATCTTGCAAGCATGCTTGCAGGTCCAGTCATAAAGGGAGATGCAGGATCCGCGGAAGCAAAGCGTTGCATTCAGATGATGGCTGGATACTTGCAAGCAGCAAAGCAGTCGGATTCAAATCAAAGGAACATCAGGGTTGAGCATGTCGTTTCGTGGACAAGTGGACGCTAATGCCAACGACCAGAACATTTAATCGGTCATTTGCTGGTGGCGAGTTGTCGCCAGAAATGTTTGGTCGTATTGATGATCAAAAGTTTCAGACTGGCGCTGCAAAGATGCGGAACTTTATTGCATTGCCGCAAGGTCCTGCCGTAAACCGACCAGGAACAAAGTTTGTACGCGCAGTCAAAGACAGCACCAAGAAGACTCGACTCATTCCATTTACATACAGCACCACACAAACAATGGTTCTTGAGTTTGGTGAAGGCTATATTCGATTTCACACGCAGGGCGAGACACTGCTTGCAGGAACTGGAGCCGCATACAACGGAGCAACTCCATATGTGGTTGGAGACATGGTCAGTTACGGCGGTTCAAACTATTACTGCATCCTTGCATCGACAGGCAACTTGCCGACCAATGTCACATATTGGTTCTTGATTTCAAGTCCTGCATACGAAATTCCAAGTCCATACTTAGAAGCGGACTTGTTTGATATTCACCATGTTCAGTCGGTAGATGTGTTGACATTGGTTCATCCAAATTATGCGCCACGCGAACTGCGAAGACTTGGCGCAACCAAGTGGACGCTTGTCAAAATTCCGTTTGTTCCATCTGTGTCAAGTCCAACTGGTGTCGCAGTCGCAGCATCTTTTGGTGAAAGATTTGACATTGTTTCTATTTCACAAGCAAATCCAGGATCTATTGTGTGTTCTTCTCAACATCAATTTGTCAAGGGTGATTCGGTGTATATCAGTAATGTTGGTGGCATGACCCAATTAACGACAGGTTTTTATGTTGTAAATACTGAAGGAGCCGCTGCATTAACGGTAAAGGATTACACAACTGGAGAACCTGTAAATACAACCTCATTCTCCGCATACACAAGTGGCGGGAAAATTGAATATGGAACAAAGATATTTGACACAGTAAACTCATATGTTGTCACTGCTATTGGAGCAAATGGAATTGACGAAAGTCTTGCATCCTCAAGCGTAAGCGTGACAAACAATTTGTATGTAAACGGTGCGTTCAACACAATCACATGGTCGTCCGTGTCTGGTGCTATTCGATACAACATCTACAAGATTCAGTCTGGCTTGTATGGATACATTGGTCAGACTCAGGCTTTGTCATTTACCGACAACAACATTGCGCCTGACATGGGAATTACAACTCCCATCTACGACACAACATTCTATGAGAACGGAATTGTCAGCGTCCCAGTAACCAACGGCGGAACAGGATACGGAACAACAATTACTGGTGGCTCATTCTCCGCCGTGACTATTACCAACGGCGGAACTGGGTACAACTCTCCAACGCTTACGGTGGCAGACCCTACAGGAACAGGCGCAATATTCACAGTTGGTCTTACTGGTGGAGTTATTACCACAATCGGAATTACCAACGCTGGCAGTGGTTACACGGCACCGATATTTGTGTTAGCCGACAACGGAACACTTGCTTGTTCAGTTCCTGCTTATCCGCTAGATCTTGGTGGTACTGGCGCTATTCTTACGCCTGTTTTATCGCCAGTCGTGCGCGGCGCTGTGGTTCTGACTGTTACAGATTCAACTGGTACTGGTGCCGCTGTCAGCGCAGAAGTCACTGGCGGCGTTATCACAAAGGTGAATGTCACAAGTCCAGGCTCAAACTACACCGCTCCAGTTGTCACAGTAACCACTGCGTCTGGTGGATCATCCGCAGCGTTTGGTACGGCTGTTTTAAGCGGATTGAATTACCCTGGCGCTGTTTCGTACTTTGAACAACGACGAGTGTTTGCAGGAACAACAAATTCGCCACAGCAATTGTGGATGACACGGTCAGGCACTGAAAGTGACATGTCGTACCGTTTGCCAGTAAAGGACGATGACCGCATTTCGTTCAAAGTTGCATCGCGTGAAGCCAATACCATTCGGCACATTATTCCGCTGCAACAGTTGATGTTGCTGACCAGCGCAGCCGAATGGCGTGTGTCGCCAGTGAACAGCGATGCGATTACGCCAACCACGATTTCGGTTCGACCTCAGTCTTACATTGGCGCAAACAATGTGCAGCCATCAATCATCAATAACAGCATGGTCTATTGCGCGGCGCGTGGCGGTCATGTGCGAGAATTGGGATACTCATGGCAGTCCAACGGGTACATCACGGGAGATCTTTCGCTTCGAGCAGCGCACCTGTTTGACAATTACGAGATTTCTGACATGTGCTACAGCAAGTCTCCTCATCCAATAATTTGGTTTATTTCATCAACTGGATATTTGTTGGGATTAACTTATGTTCCTGAGCAACAAATTGGTGCTTGGCATTGGCATGACACGGACGGCACATTTGAAAGTTGTGCCAATGTTGCCGAAGGAGCAGAAGACCATGTGTATGTCGTTGTGAAGCGAACAGTTAATGGCAACTCAGTTCGATATGTTGAGCGAATGTCATCAAGTGCATTTGATTCTCTCGATGATTGTTTCTTCGTGGATTCTGGGTTGACATATGACGGGAACAACACGACCGCAACAACTGTGACCGTGTCAGGTGGAACTCTTTGGGGACCAACCGAAGTATTGACAATAACGGCATCGACTCCAATCTTTGCGTATCCAGCGCTGACAGACATTGGGGACGCGTTTGTATTTACGGCAACTGACGGAACACAATACAGACTGACAATTGAAGGATGCTCATCAACGACCGTTGTTCAGGCTCGATCTGACAAGGTTCTAGCGGTGGCGTTCCGAAATGTGCCTATCTCAAATGGCGCATTTGCAAGAAATTCTGTTGCAGGTTTGTCACACTTGGAAGGCAAGACCGTTTCTATATTGGCTGATGGAGCCGTCATGCCAAGCAAAGTTGTCGTTGGCGGATCAGTTTCAATTGATCGAGCGGCAGTCAAAATACATGTTGGCTTGCAATACTTCAGCGACTTGCAGACTTTGCCGTTGGCAATAAACATTGAAGCCTTTGGTCAGGGTCGAGTTAAAAACATCAACAAGGCTTGGGTTCGAGTGTTCCAATCAAGCGGTCTGTTTGTTGGACCTACTGCCGACAAGTTGACCGAAGCAAAGATGAGAACTGACGAACCATACGGATCGCCGCCATCGTTGCGTTCCGACGAGATCAATGTCAACATCACACCGACATGGGCGCAGGGCGGTCAGATCTACATTCGTCAGGCTGATCCACTTCCATTGACGATTGTCGGTGTAACCATTGAAGCGGTGGTAGGAGCATAAACATGTACACAGATCCTTACGCCACATCTACAAGTTGGAATCCTAATTATCAAGGTCCACCAAGTGGATTAGTGCAGTTTGACCAAAGTGGCGCACAAATTGGTGGCGGTGGTATGGATGCCGCTGGAGCGTTTCAAATGGCTGGCGGGATCATGGCAATCTTTGGCGCAGCAAACAGCGCCATCGGGACTTTCTACCAAGCCCAAAGCGCCCAAAATCAACTGAAGGTTCAGGCTCAGAACGAACGGTTCCAGTCGCAGATGTCTGCCATCAACGCTCAGAGCGCCGAGTTTAGCGCCCAGCAGAGCCTCTTGACTGGCGAGAAGCAGATTGGGCAGTACACAATGAGGGCTGGTCAACAGAAGTCGTCAGCGGTCGCCTCAATGGCTGCAAGAGGCATCCAAGGTGGAGTCGGATCTGCCAAGGAAGTCATTGGCAGTATGGACATCGTCAAGGAAATCGACAGGCTGACGATGTCTGCAAGCAATGTCCGTCAGGCTGAGGCACTTAGAAATCAAGCCATGAACTACCGCAACCAGTCCATTATGTCTGGTCTGTCAGCCGACAACCTCAACACCAGCGCAGGGACAATTTACCCAGGGCTTGGCATGGCGACCAGCCTGATCGGAAGCGCAACAGACATTGGTGGAAACTGGGCAAGAGACAACAGGCTCGAACAGTTACTTCTCGCACAGTCAACCAAGAGATTCTAAATGCCAACAGTACCAACATCATTCGTCCCTCAAGTTTCTCCACAGGGTGATGGAGGAATGGTTCCACTTCAGGCTCCTCCAGTTGAGGGTGTACGCAACGCATTGCCAGAGCAACAGATTCGATTTGGCGAGGCAATGAGAAGCGCTGGGAATGTTTCTTTTCGGATTGGTCAGCAGTTGCAGGATTCAATTGACGAGGCGGCTGCAAAGGCTGCCGATGTGGAACTATCACAGTTCTCAAATAACATTCTTCGTGGTAAGGATGGATATCTCGGTCTTCAAGGTAAAGACGCGGACACAAGATACGAAGAGACAAACAGCGCAATCCTTTCTGCTGCAAATGGCATTCAGTCAAGACTAAAAAACAAGACTCAGGTTGAACTGTTTAATCAATCTGCGTCTCGAAACATTGTTCAGTTTCAGGGTCAGATGGGCGCACATTGGAACAATGAAGTTCCTAAATATTTGGCGATGGAATCGAATGCCCGTGCAATTCAATCGAGTCAAGACGCAATAAATTCGTATTCATTTTCAGAAGCAGGATATGTAGAAAGTACTGCAAAGGCTGAAGCGGAAACTGCAAAAGGATTGTCTCATCTTGGAATCTATAAGGGATCTGCTCAATATGATCAATCAATGAAAAAGGTGCGTTCTGGAATTACGGCTGGAGTTGTCAGCAGGTTAATGGATGAAAATTCTTATCAGGATGGTTTGTATTATTTAGAAGAGCAAAACAAGTTAAAGTTGATTGACGAGCCGACATATCAATCGTTGCGTTCTGGATTAATTGCAAACAGAGATCGGCAGATGCGTATTGAATTAACTTATGCCATTAGGAATGGCTATCCACTTACAACACCTTCTGGAACTGGAAACTATTCGACTCCAGTTGTTGGAGGAGAGATTGTAAGTTTTAGCGAAAGTGAATACACCAAAGACGGAAAAAAGGTCTTATCAGGATTGACATTAGAAGTAGGTTCTGGAACTCAAATTAGATCCCCTGGCAGATCTACAGTAGAAGATTACGAAGAGGGTAGTAGCACCGTTACCCTTAGAAATGAAGATGGAACTCAATTTCACTTCCAAGGAATTGTCCCTTTAAACATAAAGCGGGGAGACAAAATTGCCCGTAACCAAATTATTGGTGTGGCAATGGATGATAAAGAAAATCCTGGAAAAGCAAATCTTACATATTCATTTACAAAAGATGGAAAATTAAAAGATCCGCAAAATGCAAATTTTCTTGTAGAGAATGTAGATGTGCCAAAAACAAATACACTTCAAGACCAACTTGCTCGTGCAAAGCAAATTCCAAATTTAGAAATGAGAAACCAAGTTGAATCGTCACTTAGGCAGGAGTATGCACAAGATGTTAATGCGTTTAACAAAGCGTACAACGATCTTAAATTTCAAATTTACAACATGTATGCCGCTGGAACTAAAATTCCTGAAAAAATGTTTGCAGCCCTTAGTCCAGAGGATCAAAAAGAGTTTGATGCTAAAAAACTTGAGTCATCTTCTTTAAATGCAAAACTTGCAATTGCTGAGGCTGGAGGTGCAAATAAAGAATTGCTAATTCAATATGGAACGCAACTGACAAACCAAGATCGTTTGGCTTATTTAAATCAAATGAACACCGCAGGATCATCACCAGCATCTTTTGATCAAGACATGTTTAGCATGCTGCTTCGTCAAAATAATTTTGCTGTGTATGCGGATCCAAAAAAAGATACAGACAAATTAAAAACACTGCAATTGCGTGACGATGTTAATACAAGGATTCAAAAGCAAAAGCAATCTACTGGAAAAGATCCTTCTGATGAAGAAAAGCAAAAGATTATGATGCGTGTTATTGCAGATCAATATTATATTGACAAATCTTTTGCAATAGATCCACAAGTCCCAACTGCATCACTAACAAAAGAAGAAAAGGAAAAGGCATACAAATATGTAATGGGAACTAAAATGTCTTTTGACGATTACCAAAAATTGCCGAATATTCTTGTTGGCGGAAAAACAATTACCAAAGAAAAGTATGAAGAAATATCTATGATTCTTGCTGAACAAGGCGCAAAAAATACAGAAGAAAATGTCTTAAAGATGCTAAAAGTAGAAGGATCTAAATGATTAATCAGCCAGAATTAGAAACCATTGATTCGTCAATGACTTCTCCACCAAAAGATGTCTTGAGTTACTCCGTGTCTCAAAACCCAATTGCAAGTGAACTTGATGGCGATTCAATTGACAGTTCAATACAAAATGCGCTAACAGAAACCGCGTCAAATCAAAGCAAGAAGACACCAATTTCAATTCCAGTTCAAGAGTTAACTCCAATTGAAAAGGCTGTAAATGAATACGCCAAAATAAATAACGCAAGAAACAAGACGGCTCTAAATCAATCCCTTGTTTCTGCTTCTGCCAAAGATCCAGATACGGCTGCAAAGTCACAGGCTCTTGCTACAAGTTTAAATGTCTCTACTGGGGTTGTTGACTTTGACATTGAACTTGCAAAGAGACAAAGGCTTTTGAGACAAGCGGAGGCAATGAAACTTGCCGAAAAATATCCGTCACTAGCAAGAAGTTTTTTAAATCAAGACTTTGCAGATGTTGCACATGATGACATTGACAATCTTGCAAAGACTTCGGACATATCGAGAAGGCTTATAGCAACAGAGAAATCGCCATCTGATTCACTTCCACTAGAATTTGATCCCATAAGGACGGCAAATTATTACGCAACCAATACATTGGAAGGATTTAAATCTGATTGGGAACGAGGTTACAAGTCTGGCGACATAACTGACAGATCATCAAAGTTAGGATATTCAGCATTCACAGCGCCAGGTTCTGAATCAAGAGATGCATATATTTTTCAGGCTGAAAATCTAAAAAGCAAAACAGAAGAATATCTTGGAACTTGGACTGAAAGTCTTGCAGAACTTGCGGGGCAAATGGCTCCAATGACCGTAGAAGCCGCAGCAACTGGCGTTGTTGCTTCGGGTGGAGCCGCGCTTGTTGCTTCTATTTTCCCTCCTGCTGAACTCCCTCTTGTCCCTGGCGCTTTTGCGGCTGGATTTGCTGGGTCAATGAGTTATCAATCTTATGAAATTGAAACTGGTGCTTCTTATCTTGACCTAAGAAAAGGAGATGAAGATTACGAGCCAATGTCGCATGAAGAGGCTGCGGCTATAGCGCCAACCATTGGATTAATAAACGCTGTTTTAGAAACTGCTTCTAACTTTTACTTTTTTATTCCAGGAGCCAAACTTGCAAAGTATGCATTAAAAAAGACAGTCAAAGAAACGGTATCTAAAAGCCTTAGAAAGGCAACCGTTGGAAAACTTGCAAGGTCTGCTGCGGTCCGTGTTTTAAAAACTGGATCACTTGAAACAGTAACGGAAGTCCTACAAACAATTGTGCCAAAGATAGTGCGTGAAGCAAATGTTCCTGAAGGTCGTGTGTCTGCATTTGATACTGAAGAAGGCAGAAAAAGATTTGCAGATGAAATTGCTGTAACTATTGAAAAAACTTTTAAGGGTGCTTTTTTACTTGGTCTTATTCCTGGCGGTGCTAAATTTATTCACGAAAGATCAATTCTTAATGAATCAAAGAATCAACAAGAAGATATTACAAATCTTATTAATATCGCAAAAGAATCAAAATTAAATGAACGAAGTAAGCCCACATACACCTCTTATCTTGCTCAACTACTTTCTGGCGAATCTATACACATAGGTCTAGATCAATTTGAACAGACAAGAAAAAAGAGTGAAGTAAGTCTTGAGGAACTTGAAAAAATAATTCCTGGCATTACCGAACAGGTCGCAAAGGCAAAGGCTTCGGGCGGCGATGTTGTAATTCCAACATCTTTGTATTTGTCAGAACTTATTGATACTGAATTTGGCGTTTCAATTCGCAACGATATCCGCGCAGATGCAGAAGGAAAAAGCATAAATGACATTGCTGAAGATGAAATTAGTAGAAAAGAGTTTCTAAAAGAATTAAAGCAAGAAATCGAAGACTTTAAGAAAACAAATAAGGACTGGGCAGAAAGTGCTGGGAAAATTGAAGAAGCGGTGTTTGCAAAAATCAAGGCTGCTGGTAATTACACGGAAGAAGAAGCCCGTATGCTTGCCCAATGGCATCGAGATACTGCGGTAGTTCTTGCGTCAAGATTTGGAATGACACCAGAGCAATTCAACGCAAAGTTTGGGTTGTCAATTGAAAGTGCATATACGCCAGCGCAACAGGCTCCAGCGCAAGGATCGTTTGAGCAAGCGCAGATTGCCAAGATGGATTCCGACTACATGGCGGCGGTTGAGAGCGGTGATGTGGTTGAGCAACAGCGGATGGTGGACGAAGCGACATCGTCCCCAGGTTGGTACACGGCTCAACACGGTACACCAACCAAACAAAAAATTTCTGTCTTTGGAAATCGAGGCGGTTTAACTGGGGCAGAAAGCGCAAAGAAAGCATTCTTTTTTTCTGACCGTAGTGGCGTTACTGATACATACAGATTGTTTAAAAGAGGCGTACCAAATGAAGAAGTAATAAACAAATGGATTGACGGATTGTCACCAAAAGAACTTATGCAGGTTCGTACAAGGGATGTCTATTTTAATCCTGACAAATTAAATGATGCAGAGGAAATTGCGGATGTCAAAGAGGCTTTAAAAGAAGAAGCGGGGAAATTTAATGAAGTAGAAGGAACAAACTATGTAATTGACGAAATAATTCAAAACGCAAAAAATTCGTCAGTTCCATTTCCTTCAGAACTTGACCCAAAAAATATTGGGCAAACATTAAAAGTAAAACTAAAAATAACAAACCCGTTTTATTTTACACAAGAAGATGCAGAAACATTTGGAATTGATGCCATTGTTACAAAAGCGATTGCTAATGGACATGACGGTATTATTTCCAGCGAAAGAGTTGCAGATTCAATTGCTAGTCCTTTTGACGATAAAGATCCTCCATCAGGTATTATATACGCAGTATTTAATCCTGAACAAATAAAATCCGCCGACCCCGTCACCCGTGATGAATCTGGAAAGGTTGTTCCATTATCGCGTCGATTTAATTTGTCAAGCCCAAACACATTTGAGCAAGCCTCACGCGCAGACCTAGGGCTTGGACAACAGGCTGCTCCTGCTCCTGACAGCGGTGTATTCGACGCAAACAACCCACCAGTTTCAAGCGAAGCAATTTTTGCGCTGATGGATGCAGATGGAAAAATCTACTACGACATCAACGCAACGATGCACGGCGATCTTGTTGAAACATTTCCTAACATAACGGATACGGTCATTGACGGAGGCTTCATTGTCAATGGCAAGTACATAATGGGGAAATCTGATGGTGGCTATTCAGCATTAGAGGGAACAGGCGAACAAATTGACGCAGTTCGTAATTTTACGGAACAGGCGAACACGCAAGGGTTCCAAGAATCCAACTATCGTCCAGCCGTAGTTGCATGGGCAAAAGAGAAGTTTGGTGATCGCACAGCGCCAGATGGCTCGACCGTGTGGAAAAACTTCACCGAGTGGTTCGGCGACAGCAAGGTTGTCGATGCAGAGGGTAAGCCGATGGTGGTTTATCACTCTACAAGTGCTAAGCAATATTTTGAAGAGTTTAAGCCTGGATATAGCGGTGTTTATGGTCGCGGAATTTATATGTCATCCAGTATTGAAAGTACCAATGTTCTTGCAAGCGGTACATACAACGACAGAAATTACGACAACACTAGAATTTTTCCTTTGTTTGCATCAATTAAAAACCCGCTTGTTGTCAACCAAACTGAATTTCAAGATCAAGTTGCAGCAGCCGTAAATATTACTCCAGAAGAATTATCACAAAAAATTTCTGAAGGAAGAGCAGTAAGAAATGATGCTTTTCCAATGGGATTAGAAGAAAAAGATATATACACAAAACTTTTGCAAGACGCAGGGTTTGACGGAGTTGAAGTACAATTTAAAAATTATCGAGATGGTGTTCCAGAAGGTCAAGTAGTTGAATCTTATTTTGTCGCCTTTGAACCTACCCAAATCAAATCAGCCATAGGCAACGCGGGACAGTTCAGCGCAACAGATCCGAACATATTGAGGCAAGCAGCGGTTCGTCAAACGCCAATGCCATCTGTGACAACGACAAATCCTATTAGCCCAATTGGACTTGCTATCGCTTCAATTCCTGCAACTGGACCTAAATCTATTGCTGACTCTAATACTTTTTTCAAGAAGGTATGGAAGAAACTATTAATTGCTACTGGAAAGCAAATCCGATCAAAGTCTGATAATTCTGTAAAAGAAGCGGCAAAATTGGCTGTTGCCGACATTCAAGATTTCTTAAAAGGAAATACTCAATTTCTTGACTACTACAGTCAAGACTGGATCAAGACAAAACAGTTACTTGACAATTATGCTGGTCGCCCGATTACCAATGACGAATTTCAGATGTATCGAATTATTTCTGGATTGACTTCTCCAAATACAAAGTTGCCATCAAATATTTCTGATACGGTCAAATTGTGGACTCATTGGATGAACAAGGGATCGTTCGATGATTTTCTTTTGGGATCAAAACCAATTACAAAAACTTCAGTTGTTTTTGAATCCGCCGAATCTGTTAGCGGAACTACCGCAAATGTCAAAATTAGAACTATAAAAATTGTTGCGGATCTAACTAAAAAACTTGGTTCTGTAAAGGCTGCTATTGATTACTTGAGAGAACCAGTCACCGTCAAAGAATTGCATGCGGTAAATAAAACTCTTGGTTACGCTGGCAATGTTTCTAATATTGGAAACATTCGTGCGCTTGTACAGATGGCAACTGGTCAAGACATATTGATTCCCCGCATGTTTATTTTTGGGCAGAAGGTTGGGGCATATGCTCTTAACTCAATTGGCGATGAAAGATTTACGACCGTAGACATTTGGGAGTCGCGTTACATTCGTTCTTTCTTTTCTGGGATGTTTGAAAATGAAATAGGGTTGCCAGTTGACGAAAAGGAACATGACACATTTGTTCGGTTTGGCTATGCGTTTAAGGACGAAATGGAGAAGGTTACTGGACGGACTTGGACTCCGTCATCTTTACAAGCACTTAGATGGTTTTACATCATTGCTGCAACAAGGGCGGCTGGATACTCTAAAGCCAGCACAAGTGAGACGATAAGTACATACACGAACAGAGTCCTACAATCAACATTCGACTATGATCAGTCAAGAGAAACAAATGCAACCAAATCAATCACAACCCCGCCAAGAAGAATTGAACCTAAAAAATATGAGCGAGACATCGGAAGAGATCTCGATGCAAAGGGAATCACCGACCCCAAGCAGCGGCAACGAATTACAGCAGAATCTTGGATTCGATTCGCAAGAGGCAATAGCGGCAGCGATCCAATCGGGTTCCAATTTGACACCGACAGATCTGGAGTACCTCGACGATCAGGGACTCTAAGCGGTCTTGCGACTGTTGCTACGCACACACCTGGGGTAAGGCTAGTTGATGCTCTTGTAAAGGCAGGAGTCAGCGCACAACCATATGTTGAACTAGAGCCGACAGCGGAAGGGATAAAGGCTTTTTCTGATCTTGTTCGCAAAGTAAACGCCAACAGCAAATTTGGTACAGCCGTTTATGTGTATTCGGATGCCGATTACGCAAAGAAGCGGCTCTTTATTTCAGAGTCTGGAAAATCTGGCTTTGCTTTGTCTTCAGACGGCGACATTGTAAGTGTGTTTTCAGAATCAGGTTCACGCGAAGGTCGCGGCGCAATGATTCTAGCAACTCAAATGGGCGGCACAAAACTTGATTGCTTTGACACAATACTGCCTGTGTACTACGCAGCCCACGGATTTAGGGCTGTAGCAAGAGTCCCATGGAGCGATGAATTCACTCCTGCTGGATGGGATTTTAATGCGTTTGGACAATACAACGGAGGTCGTCCAGATGTTGTCTATATGGTTTATGAAGAAAGAAATTCAAAGCCATATTCCAATACAGATGGCGTTGTAGTTTCAAATCCTGATGAAGCAGTTGCAATACAAACCAAAGACATTAAAACGGAAGCGGATCGTGCTGCAACAAGCAAAGCAAGGTATGCACAATTAGTTCGACCTCCTAGTACGGAGTTTGCTCAGTCCGCCCAAAACAAACCAGCAAGAGGATTCTTCAATCCAAAGCAACTGAAGATGATGCTTGGTAGTAAGTCTGACTTTACTACATTCATCCACGAACTTGCACATTACAACTTGACGGTACTTGGTCGAATTGCTTCTGATCCACAATCTCCATCTCAAATCAGAGAGGATATGGATACGACACTTTCTTGGTTTGGAATTGCTGGTGAGACTCCAGAGCAAAGACTTGCGAACTGGAATGCAATGACTTTGGAGGAACAAAGAAGGCATCACGAAACATTTGCATACAACCATGAAATATATTTGTCAGAAGGCAAATCCCCAAGCATTGAAATGCAAGGTGTGTTTGAACGATTCAGTCAATTCGTCAAGAGAATCTACATTTCAATTCGCGACGATCTGAACGCCATATACAAGCAGGAATTCGGGACAGATCTTCCAATGATGACTGGAGAGATCCGCAGGGTCATGGACAGGATGATTGCAACCGACGAGCAAATTCGTTCTGCCGAAGAGCGAAGGAATATGGAGGACACTTTCAGGGATCAAGAATTATCTGGAATGGATGATGCTCAATGGGCTTCATACCAGCAGATGAGAGCGGAAGCCACACAGAAATCAGTGTCCGAACTGAACGAGCAAAGTCTTGCTGCGACAACATGGGCTTCAAGGCTGAAGGCTAAAAAGGTCAAGGAAATACAAGCCGAGCAAGAAGAACTCCGCAGTGAAATTCGCAAGCAGGTCAAGAAGGAAGTTGAGTCTCGAAATGTGTATCGAGCAATCAAGTTCCTGAAGTATGGAATTTTGCAGACGGCTGGAGGCGAAGAAGTTGAATTTACTGGTTCAAATAAATTGAACGCAAATGCAGTCAAACTTATGGTTCCTAAAGAGAACATGGATAAGTTTGGATCTGGCAAGAATGGGATGGTTGCCCTTGACGGATACCACCCAGACATTGTTTCAGAAAGATTCAACTATTCATCTGGCGACGAACTTATCCTTGCAATTCTTGACGCAAAGCCAATGGATGAGGTCATTGATGGGATCACCGAAGACCGTATGGAAATCGAAAACGGGGAACTCAATTCTCCACAGGCTGTCGAAGCGGCTGCTGACAAGGCAGTCCATAACGAGGCAAGGGTCAAACTTGTTGCCGTCGAACTGCGGTGGCTGAGCAAGGCAACCCAGCCAGTTCGTGCAATGATTGCAGCGGCAAAGTCTGTCGCAAAGCAGATGCTTGAGACCAAGCGGCTTCGAGACATCAAGCCAGGAGATTACGCATCCGCAGCGGCAAGGGCTGCCAAAGAATCGCAGACTGCATATTTTGCCAGCCAAAGCGCAGAGACGGCAGCCAAGACCGCCTACACGCGTCACTACAACAAGATGATCGCTGAGGGGGCTGAAGAAGCGAAAGCCGTTGAGATGGCAACCAAGGTCTCTGATGAGGCACTGGCAAAGGCAGAGTCTCGGTCAGAGGCACACAAGAAGAAGTACGGCAAGATGAAGCCAAGCGAGGTTGCGGCACAGGCAAAGCGTTCGCAACTCCTACAGGAGCAGTTGGCGCTGGAAGCGAACGATGCACTTGACCAAGTTAAGAAGTCGCTCAAGTACCTGAGGAATGTCCTCAGCGACAAGAATGTGCAGAAGATTGGCGCAGACAATTCAGATCAAATTGCTCTTCTTTTAGAACGATTTGAGTTGAAGAACATTTCATTGAAAGAAATGGATAAGCGGACTTCTCTTGCAAGGTGGATTGAAGGTCAAGTGGAATTGGGTCTTGAAGTTGACATTTCTAAAGAACTTATTGAACAAACAAACAAGATTCCTTATCGAAATCTGACGCTAAGTGAATTCAATGATTTGGTCGATGCGGTCAAGACAATCGAGTACATGGGCAAGAATGAAAACGCAATTCTTACTGCCGCAAAGAAGGCTGCTTTCAAAGAGACAAGAGACGAGATAGTTAAAAGCATTATTGAAAACGCTGGAGACAGAAAGGCAAGTACACGAACACCGAAATCAGGAACCATTGGTGGAGTTACTAATCAAGTAACAAGATTTATTGCCGCGCATCTCAAGGCTGCATCTGTTGTAAGAATCTTGGATGGAGGAAAAGATGATGGACTGCTATGGAATTATTTGATTCGACCTGCAAACAAAAGCGGCGACAAAGAAACGACTATGAAGGCAACTGCTACGGAAGCAGCATCAAAGATTCTTAACCCATTTTTTAAATCTGGAAGAATGGGTGGAAAAGGAAAATTCTTTGTTTCTGTAAATGAAAGCCTGAACAGAGAAGAAAAACTTGTCATTGCATTGAATATGGGAAATGAAGGAAACATTCAAAGAATGCTTGATGGATATGGTTGGACTCTTGAACAGGTCATTCCAATTCTTGAGTCAATGACAACTGAAGAACTGAACGCTGTACAAGAAATTTGGGATCTTTTTGGAACATACAAAAGTGAAATTTCAGCCATGTCAAGAAAGATTTATGGCAAGGATCTTGACTTTATTGAGCCAACTCCAATTCAAATAAAGTCTTCGAGTGGTGAAACTGTAAGTTTGAGGGGCGGCTATTACCCAGCAAAATATGATCCAATGGCAAGTCTTGCAGCGGAAAACTATGAAGATGCAGAAAAGGGAAAAGACTTGTTACGAGCAGCGCATATCAGCGCAACAACAAGTCGCGCATACTCAAAGCAACGAGCAGAAAAAGTAGTTGATCGACCACTTATTAGGAATCTTTCAGCGCTTTATTCTGGACTAAATGAAGTTATTCACGATCTGTCGTGGCGTGAATGGACAATTGATGCCAACAAACTTATGCGTGACAATGCATTCGACAAAGAAATTCGAGAGAGATACGGTCCAGCGTTTAAGGATCAATTGAAGTCTTGGATCAAAGATGTTGCCGCTGGCGAAAAGGGCATGGACACAGATGCCGACATTGCATTGAATTTCTTGCGGCAAGGAGTTAGTTCGGCTGGACTTGGCTTTAATTTGCAAAGCGCTGTTCTTCAAGTTACTGGGTTCAATCAAAGCATTGTTCGAGTTGGTCCAAAATATATTGGCTATGGAATTATGCAAGTAATGAAACGCGGAACAGGTGCATTTCGAGAAGTCAACGAACTTTCTGATTTTATGGCAAACAGGTCAAGGACTCAATTTCGAGAGTTGAATGAACTTAGGAATCAAGTTCAGGGTCAAAGCGCTGCAATGAAACGAGTCAGAATGGGTACATATTTTCTAATGATGAAAATGCAGCGGAGTGTAGATGTCCCGACATGGATTGGTGCATACGCAAAGCAACTTGAAATAAATCCAGATGAACAATTAGCAAGAGACATTGCAGATCAAACTGTTATTGATACGCAGGGTTCTGGTATGATTAAAGACCTTTCTGCGGTTGAACGAGGTGGCGCTGGAACGAAATTGTTTACTGTGTTTTATGGATACATGAACACCGTGTACAACAACGCTGCGGTTGAAACAATGACAGAAAAGAAACGGGGCAAATTGGCTGCTAAGTATGTAATGCTTTTTGTTGTCCCAGTTGTTTTAGGTTATGCGCTAAAACAACTTCTCAGACCCAAAAAAGATGACGACGATGAATTCGATTTGGAGCAAATGGCAAAGGATCTTTCAATTGAGCAGATTGAATATCTGATGGGAACAATGGTTGTCGCAAGAGAATTCTCGCAAATTGCCAGGACAATGATTGATCCTTCAGCGCCAAGTATGGGATACAGCGGACCTGCTGGACTCAGAACTATTAAAGATACATACACGGCTGCAACGCAGTTTGGTCAGGGCGAATTTGATAGTGCATTTAGAAAAAGCGCAATCAATCTTATTGGAGATATAAGTGGTCTCCCATCGGCTCAAGTCAACAGAACGATTGATGGGATCGAAGCGTTGATGGAAGAAGAAACAACTGATCTACGAGCGCCATTGTTTGGTGTCAGAAAATGATACAGGTACCCATATTCTTTTCGAAGATTCTAAATTCAAACTAGAGGACACATATGACTATTTCTAGCACCGTACGAATTGCAGGACCGTTCACAGGCAATGGTGTGACGACCACATTTCCGTTCACATACAAAGTGTTTGACGCTGCTGATGTGCAAGTCATTCGGTTGACCATTTCGACTGGTATTGAAACGACTCTGACCATTGTTACCGATTACACCATCACCCTAAATGGCGATCAAGACAGTAACCCTGGCGGCAACATTGTGCTAGTCACACCGCTGCTTGCCCTGTACAAACTGACTGCCACCAGCGACATTGCCAACCTCCAGCCCACCGATTTGACCAACCAAGGTGGTTTCTACCCTGAGGTCATTACGGACGCTTTGGATCGAGCCACAATTCAGATCCAGCAATTGGCTGACCAGACAGACCGCGCAATCAAGATTCCAATTTCGGACGGCGTGTTGGATATGACAACGCCAGGCACAGCCGACAGGGCTTCCAAATACTTTGTTTACGATGCAAGTGGTCTGCCATCTGTTTCGTCTGGCAGTGGAACGGACACCGCGCTACGAACAGACCTAGCCAACGCATCGGTTTCATTAGCAGGATCGCGCTTGAGCGGGTTCCGTCAAACTGGCACAGGCGCAACGGCACGAACGGTGGATGCCAAACTAAAGGACACCGTCAGCGTTAAGGACTTTGGAGCGGTAGGTGATGGCGTGACGGATGACAGTGCAGCAATTCAAGCGGCGATCACAGCAACGACTGGAACTCTTTATTTCCCAAGAGGTACATACAGAGTAAACACAAGATTGTTAATCAACCACTCAAATATCAACTTGGTTGGTGATGGTATTGATGCAACAAACATTTACTATTATTACGAACAAATTAAGCGAACAAACGCAACTGCAAACGATGGTCTTGGTACTCCTGCATTTGAACAAAGTCAATCGTTATTTGGATTTAAGAATAGCGCAGGTGTAGGAACCGTAATTGAAAATGTTGGATTCTCTCACATGACGCTTGAGTACAAAGCCACATGGAGCATTTACGACCCAGCATATTCGCACGATGCTGGAGAAATAAGTGGAATACATGCATTCAATGTTGACAATCTTAGTTTGTACTCAATTAAAATAAAGAAGTTTAATGCGTGTGGTTTAAGAAACTCTTGGTTTGATGATTTAAACTACAGCGGGTCACCCAATGTTAGATACACAACAAACTTAACTGCTCGTAATTGTGAGTTTACAGAAAATCATTTTGCTGGAATTCATTTAATATTTGTTGATGGTGCTGTTATTGAAAATTGTGAAATTACCTATAATGGACCAAATCTCAGCAGAGTATCAGATGGAAGCATGACTGAAGCCCAGTATTATTCTCGTCGAGCATTGACTGGTTATGGTTATGCAAGTTCTGCATTATATGGATACACAACACAAAATATTCGCATTGACAATTGTAGAGTTATTGGTAATAACCGATATGGAATAGATCAACACGCAGGATTAAATCTTGTCGTAACAAATAACATAATTAAAGACAACATTGTATCTGCTGTTAGACTTCAATTAACTCCTGGCGGTAGAGCAATTGTCAGCGATAATATAATTTCTGGAATGAATGGAGCATGGAACGATGCTTCTATTGCTGCTCCAAGTGGTGCATTCTATTCTCGTATTGCATCTTATGGTGGAATGCAAGTTATTAATGTTGGGTATGACACATCTTCTACACAAGTTCCTGATACATCTTACGCAAAATACATTATTACAAACAACATTATTTATGATGTTGTTCAAAATACGCCATCACAAGCAGATACAATTGTATTGTTTCAATTCAATACTGGGCAAGGGCGAATGCAAAGCACCGTATCTGGAAACATTGCACATATTGGCTCTGTAAATTATTTGGTATATCACGCCACGGCAGTAAGTGGAACAGTTGAATTTGATACAAACGCATTTTTGTTTAACAATAATAGTATTTACTCATATGGAATAATTAGAAATCCGTTTTATTTTGAGGAAGTTGAAACCGTTCTTTTTGATGGCAATTATTTGTCTATTAAGTCTGGAGTATCGGATGGGGCAACTGGATCATCTCCAGATGTCTCTGCTTACTTAGGCACGATTTACTTTGGTACTGGTGTTCTTGCAAATGCTGAGTTTAGGAATTGTATTTGCACTAATAATGTGCTTGTTGGCACTGGATGGAATGGAAGTGCATATGTTGATTATTCACGCAGCATTATTGGATATGTCTCAACAGACGATCAAGACAAACTTATATCACAAGATAATACAATCAATGGATTATCTCGATTAGAATTTAAAAAAGATGCAATTAGTACAAGCAATATGAAATTATTGCAAGGCACAACAAGCATTGAGCCTTTGGCATCTGTTGTTCTTGGTGGAAGAGCCTTGACTTCAGATGTTCAATACAAGGAATATTGGCTTACTGGTAGTGGAGATGGTGCAATAGAATTATTTCAAATGTCTTTGGCAAATGGACATAAAAGTTTTTTAGTAGAAGTGTTGTGTAACGCAGCCAGTCTTGCTACAGGTCAATACCAAGGAAAAACTCAAAAGAGGGTGTTTAGCGTAACTCGTAGGACAAATACAGCAACAGAAATAAATACGGTGGTTGGTGTTGGTGAATATCTAGTTACTACACCAGCAACATCTTATGCTACGGTTGCAGCAAGAAGAACTGCAAATGACCCAAATCCAACACTAACTGTTTTAAGTGGTGGAGCAACAGATACTCAAGTTCTGTCACTGTCTGCAACATTGGGATATACAACAAGTACTCCATCTAACGGTATTGCTGATTGTGTTTTTAAAGTTACATTGTTTGGTGCAGCATGTATTTAATAAAACAAAAAACACAATGATCAAGAACTTAGGCGGTGTATTCGGTCGCAACCCAACCTTCAACAATGTTGAAGTTGGGGGCGATCTTACGGTTGACGGCTCGATTATTGGGACGGTTGCCGCTGGTGGCTCCAACACTCAAGTTCAATTCAACAACGCGGGTGTGTTGGATGCAAACGCAGGATTGACATACGACAGCGCAACTGAAACTCTTAGGGTTCGCAGCCATCCAACTAGATATCTTACAATTGGTCCTGATGGTGCTGGAGCATCAGAAATTTTAGCCTATGGAAACACAGCCTTAGTCTTAAACTCAGTAGAAAGTACTGTAGACATTGGAGACATAGGTGTTATTGCAAACGGGACTGCAATTCAAATTGATGATCCAAATGAATTATTAAATATAAATTGCCCAAATGGAACAATAACTGTTGATTCTCCCACAGTTACATTAACTGGCACGACCGCATCGACATCATCAACCACAGGTGCATTGATTGTCGCAGGTGGCGCAGGAATTGCGAAGGACTCGTTCATCAACACGGTCAGAGTAGGACTTGGTGCAGCAGGAACAAACAACACCACGCTCGGCGCAAGCACGGGAACACAGTTAACTGCAGGATCAGCAGGTTGCACGATGGTTGGATATCAGTCTGGATTTTGGAATTCAAGCGGAAACGGAAACACCAGTGTCGGTCAAAATTGCTTGCTCAATACTCGCACAGGAAGTTGGAATAGTGCGCTTGGAATCAATGCAATTTACACAAATCAAAGTGGATCGCACAATGTCAGCGTTGGGCTTGAAGGTCTCTACAACGTTACGGGGGACAACAATACTGGCATCGGTTCCAACAGCGGATACCACTTGGCAGGTGCAAGTACAAACAATATCTGCATTGGATACATCGCTGGAAAGTTTCAGGCAGATGGCACAACTGCGTTGACAACATCAAGCAACTCGTGCTACATCGGAACAGGATCACGAGGACTCAACAACAGCGATAGCAACTCGATTGTGATCGGATCGTCGGCAATCGGGATCGGTGCAAACAAAACAGTCATCGGCACATCGTCCACCACAGAGACCAAACTATTTGGAACTCTAACTCTTGACAATACCGCACTTATTTCTGCTCCAAGTGCAACTGCACTTGCAATTAAATCAGTAGTTCCAGCAGGAACAGGTGTCACGCCAACAATACAAGTCATCTGCCCATCGTCTGCAACCGCACTAACAAGTGGCGCAACTGCACAAAATGTTTTTTCTCCAGTTGGCTTTGACACGATCACTGTACAGGCTTCGACAACTTATATGTTTGACGGTCTGTACATAATCAAAACAACGGGCGCAACGACTCACACAATCTCAATGAGTTTTGCGTTGACAACCGCAACGATCACAAATTGTACTTGGACGACCATGTCATATCCATTGGCTTCTACACCAACTAGTGCAGTACGAGCGCAGGATGGAAATTTCTTCGCTGCTGTTGGTGGAGGGGCTGTGAATGCAACAAATGCAACTGCGTTTAATGTTGTCAAATTTGAAGGCATTATGAGAGTCAATGCTGGTGGAAGTGTTGTGCCTCAAATCACATTCAGCGCAGCACCAGGTGGAACGAACACACTTGAAATTGGTTCGTATCTTCGGTTTTACCCTATCGGATCAAACACGATTGACAACGTTGGAACTGCGATAGGATAAACAACAATGCCAATTCAAGCAGCCAGATCAATTACCGCGCAAAACCAATGGACGACTCCAGTTGGTATCAACGGCTGGTTCAATGTGTCAATTTCCAACGCTGCTGGAGGGACACTTGGAGGCACAACTGTGACCGTCCAAAGGTCATGGGATGGCATTACATATTATGATGTAGACAAGTGGACAAAGACTTCTGAGGATGTAGGATTTGAGCCTGACCTGACTTGGTACACGATTGGCGTAAAGACAGGTGAGTACGTGGCAACTTGTTATGTTGCAATTTCAGTCCTTGGAAGCATGAGGTCATAAATGAACATGGATCAGACAGTCCTAAATTGGATCTTCGCAGCGGCTGGTGCAGGTGCTGGGTGGGTACTTAAAATTGTTTGGGATGCGATCTGCGAACTCAAAAAAGACTTGCGACAAATTGAACGAGATCTTCCAGTGGTTTACACACGCAAGGATGATTTTAAAGAAGAGGTTCGTGAACTAAAAGAAGACATGAAAGTTGGATTTACCAAGTTGGAGGCAACCTTGAACGCGTTGTTCAAGAGGTTGGATCGGACACCTTAATTGGAGATACAGATGAAACAAGATCAAATTGCAGGAATCGTTCGGGCAGTCGTGGCAGCAGTTGGCGGTTACTTTATTGGCAAGGGCATGGTTGACGCAGCGAATGTCGAGATCATCGCTGGCGCATTGGCAACTCTCGCAACCGCAGCCTGGTCTGTTTGGGCGAAGAAGGCGTGATTGAAATCTTCTTGGCGATTGGAGCAATTCTGCTCGTTGGTTGGATCATTCAAACGCTGGTGTCTACGGCAAAAAAAAGTGGGTCGATGGAATCTTCACTTGAACAGGCTAGAAAAGCGCAGGAGAAATTAAAAGATGCGACAGATGCTGGCATTGCTTCTTGTAAGCGCAGTGATACTGATGGTGGGTTGCTCGAAGACGATGGCAATAAGCGGGACTGAGTGCGCTGTGTGGGTTCCTATTACTTGGTCTTCTCATGACACACCAGAAACGATCAAACAAATCAAGGCGAGTAATGCTCGTCGCAAAGCATGGTGCGAGGCGGTGGACACGCCTCCACCACAAACTGATCTACCATAGTGACTGATCTTTCTTTGTTTGGCGTTGTGCCATCCACTTGTGTCATGCGAAAACCCCCAGATTTGGTCTGGGGGCTTTCGTTTGTGATGCCAATCTTTGATCAGCCGAAACTGTTTGTCATCTCGAACTTCTCGATGTCAGTCAGTTTGTAGAGAATCCGTGAGCATTTCTGATCACCGATCTTTACATAGGGTGGACCGATCTGCTTCCACCGCCAGGTCTTTAGGCATTGCTCGGTGATCTTCCACCGAGCCGCCAACTCTTTAGGCTTCAGCATCGTTGTCTCCGTCATCACCCACCTCCTGTTCTTCAGCCTTTGCCATTGACTGCTTGAGTCTGCTGGCAGGGGCTGGTTGAATGGACTCTTGCACTTGAACTGGAGGAGCAAAGCCAGTCACCTCAGCCTCGGACGCAAAGACTTGATCGATGTCCGCTGACGATGGCAATCGCTTGCACAGTCTGCGTATGACAGTCTTCTTTGCCATCTCATCAAACCACTGTGTCCAAGGTCCAGCACCACTTGCGCGACTCGATGCCCTGACCTTCTCGATTTGATCGATGGTCATGACTTCACGGTAGACACCGCCATCCTTGGTCTTTGCGATGGCGTAGACGGCGATGATGTCTCCCTTCAGCCGTCCAAGGAACGGCTTGTGTGAGATCTTCTCGTCGTCGCCAAGGGTAAAGTCGAAGATGTCCTTCTCGAACACCACATTGGCAGAGATCGTCAAGAGGTCTCCGCTGTTGCGAAGTTTCTTGAGGATGCCAGCAATCATCGGCATGTACTGAATCTTCTGACCGAAGACAACCAAGGCGGCTTCCCGACCGTCGAGCATTAAGCCATCCTGGGCGGCTTTCATGCAAGCACCCAGCAACGAGCGCCGATCACCTTGCAACAGCGCAGGGTTCATCTGCACCGCCGTCATAGTGGTGCGGACAAACTTCTCCGCCGTGATCTGCGTTGGCAGGGCAGCCGTGAAGTCAGGTTGCATCCTGACAAGTGTTGAGCGCATTGCCTCAACTGGACTGATTGTGATTTCGTTACTCATTGTCCTTGCTCCTCTCCGTGAGTTGTGTATGGACCTGAACGGCTGAAATACATGTCTTCAACTCGCAATTCAGGGTTGTTCAGGATGTCTTCCGCTGTGGCAAGACGAGCGACGATGTCACTTGTGCAAGCCTTGATCGCCTTCGACTTTGATTCTGCCCTGATGAGCAGATCGCCAGTCCGTGTCGTAACTAGATAAATCTTCAATTTAGCCTTCTTTCTTTGCTGTAAACTTAAACATTCGATACCCCTTACGAGACCCAACGAGGGTCCCGACCATGTCTTGTGTAATCATTGTGCCGACTGAATCCTTCGTGAACCCACATGAAATGGATCCAAGCGGAGACAGCACCTTCGAAGCGTTGCCAATGCGTTCAAGGATTTGCGCCTTGGTCGCCTTCTTCAGGTCATCGTATGAATCTGCTTCAGCGGATACATGCCGATACTGCTGGATCAATGCGTCCAAAGATTCGTCCGACTTTGCGATGAGGTTCGCATCGACATTCTTGCTAAGCCTGTCAATGATGAAGTCTGCATCTTTGGTGTAGTCAGCGGACGGTGGACTGTTTGAGTCAACTCGCTGCCAAAACGCCTTGACCTTGGCGCGTATGTCCGCACCGATTTCACGGTCTCGAAGTCGAGTGATGGACACCTTGCGGTTGCCACCAACCAATGCAACAAGGACGCAGTAATCAATGTCAGCCACTTCCATCTGATGCTGAATTTGAAGTTCGATATGTTCGGGCGCTTCGATGTTGCCAGCGCCGTCATCGATCCAATTCTTGTTGAACGCAAGCCCGTCAACATTCTTGATTTCAAGAAGCCCTGGCTTTCCTGAAGAATGTCCAGCGTCGATGATGAAGTCGAACGACGAACCAATCCTTGCATCAGGCTGGCGCATATAGCAACCCAACTTGCTGACAGTCCAGCCCGAATCTTCGGCTGCACCAATTGCGATTGACGACTCAAGGCGTTTGCCCCAAGTCATGCGCTCGTTCTCTTCGATGCGGACGACCACACCATCTTTCTTGGTGTGAAAGAGTTCGTACTCGGTGAGATATGGAGAGAGTCCATAGAGCGCAGAGACTTCGGTTGAAGTGATGTCTTTCATCCGTTCTTGCAGCCAAGATTCTGTGTTGACAAATTCAATCTTTTCAATTGTTGGTTTCATTCGTCCTCCTTGGTTGCTTCTTTAATCAATTGATCTAGGTCATCAAAGAATTTAAGAAAAATGTCAATCGTTTCGTCGTTTGAATTGTGCTTTTTAAAAAATGCAATTTTTTCTATGCCTCTTTGAAGTTCAGGCTTGTCTCGAAGATCGACGACAGCCTCCATGTATTCTGAGCCTTGGTGCATTCGTTTCATTTGTGCTTTCCTTTCTGATAATTTGTGTTGACGACATCGTCAGGGATTGACGAATCATTGAGAAACCAAGTGACCGCAACGAGTGCGACGATAAAACCGATGCATAAAATCATAATGCTCCTTGTAAAGTGTTTGAGTTCCACATAGCCGAATCGTAGTAGGTATCGGCAAGTATGTCAAGTGTACTTTAGTGTAAATTAAAGTTTTTTTATTTGTCTAAAAAATGTATTGACGGATTGATTGAAATGTCGTTATCGTATGCAAGAGAGGTACCCGTGATTAAATTGCAACTACCATTTCCACCCACAGAATTAAGCCCAAACAAGCGTTTACACTGGGCTGCATTAGCAAAAGCAAAGGCGAATTATCGCACGAAATGCCACCTTTTAACAAGGGATCAGCATCCAGAGAAGGCAAAATTTGGTCAGCAATTCGACCTGACGATGGTCTTTGTGCCGCCAGATCGCCGACACTATGACCGAGACAACCTCATTGCCCGTATGAAGTCTGGGCTGGATGGCATGTGCGATGCGCTTGGAATCGATGACAATCAGTTTATGTCAGTCACCGCCAGCCTGTCGAGAGACAGTATCGGTGGCTATGTTCAGGTTTCTATTCACCCCAACTTTGGAGAGAATTATGACGACTAAGATTTATGATTTATGTGCGAAAATTGGCAAGTACACAGGTGCAGATGGCAAAGAAAAAGGACGCTGGCAGAATGTCGGAGCCGTCATGCAGAACGACGATGGCGGCAAGTTCATTATGCTTGCGCGTTGGTTCAACCCCGCAGGTGTGCCTGATCTAACTGGCAAGGGTGGCGAATCGATCTTGCTGTCCATGTTCCCGCCGAAGGATGGCGAAATGCCATCACGACAGATCAATGATGATGCTCCTGCATATGTTCCTCGTCAAGAGAACCATGATGAAATCACTCGGCAACTGGCAAGCGTAGTAGTGAAAGCACCTGCACCAGCGCCAGCACCAAAGAAGGCTCCAGTTGCTGTAAAGCCTGAAGATGATGTGCCATTTTGAATCACGCAAACCTCCCATTTCATTTGTATGTCCGTGTTCCCAACTGGGTTATCACGGACGGCAAGGTCAAAGATGGCTTTACAAGAGGCATTTGGTGGGGGGTTTATGCTCGTTTGGGGCAGCATGTTATGACCAACATCTTGCTTGAAACTGGCGCAAATTGGACTGGAGTTGCGGTCAAAGATGTTTGCCTCGATGAGGACTGCCCACTGCCTGTTGATTCTGATGCACCGCTATTTCCTTGGGCTGCAATGGGCAATGATATTTATGCGTTTCATGCTGAATATCTCGAAGGACTGATGGTGACTGATGTCCGCAAGAATTTGGTTTTAGGACGGCACACTGGCATCGTGCTTGACTGGAGTGATGGGTTTAGTATGTATCCAGCCGAACACAAGCCGTTGAATCTAATCGCCTGTAATCGGCACAATGGATTTGCATTGTTGCCGAACAATTTTTGCCAGTTTGAGGACAAGCATTTTGTTGTCAAGGGCGAACACACCGTGCTGAAAAACTACAGACGGCAAGCAGAAGTTTACTGGGAATGACCACCGTGGGCAGGTGCGGTGGAGAGCCAGACCGCACTTGCCCTTTTTGAATAAAGGATTCGTATGAATAAAAGTCCGTGGATCAAACTTTGGGTGTCCGACATCGTTGCATCTTGCAGCGATATGTCGGCTGAAACTTTCGGCATTCACATGAGGATGATCCTCTATTCTTGGGACCGTGGATACTGTCCAAGTGACCCCAAGAAACTCAAAGCCATTACAAATTTTAAACATTTCCGTTCGCTTTCTGAAGCAGTTGCTCGTTGGAAAGCAGTCAGGATTCCTTCCGTTTCTGATGTCGTCCTGATTCACCCAAGGGTCGAGGAGGAGAGACAGAAAATGCTAGAATCATCGCAGAAAATGACTGAAAGATCGCAAAAGGCAAACGAAGTTCGTTGGAAAAAACCTGTCCTTGTTGGATCCCACGGTGGGATCCTTAATCGATCCTTAGAGGATCCCATGCTAGATGCTATTGCTATTACCAATACAGTATCAATTACTCCAAATACAATTCAAAGGGAATTACTCTCTCCAATTGCGGAGAGCGAAAAATCTTTAAAAAAGCCAGCAACCAAATCCGACCACATTTCTTGGTCAGTTGAAACCAGTTGGGTTGGCATCAACGACATCGACCGAGCAGGTTGGCATGTCGCATTCCCAGCCGTCAACATTGAACAGGAGTTGCAAAAGATGACCGAGTGGCTGATCAGCAACCCAACGCAAGCCCGTAAAAGGCTCTGGAGGCGTTTCTTGACCAATTGGCTATCACGGAGTCAGGAACGAGGAGGAACGCGTCAGAATGTCTCTACGGCGTTTCCTAGGAATTTGGAATCTAACTTTTAAGAAAGGCACATATGCAAGACGA